ATGGCGGTGCTATTACGTCCGGTAAAACCGGAAACAATCATTGCATTTATCTCAGAGGAATTGGGAATTCAAAAATAACCGGAGAATCTTCCAACCGCGCAAAGTGGAACATTAGCGGGACGAATATCATCTGCAACGGGGATATCGACCTCCTATTAGACTATTCGCTCGTAAAAAGCGGGAATCTCCCCTCAATGGCGAACTACTGCTACGCCTACATGTTCTATGGTTGCGCGAGCCTCACAACAGCACCGTCGCTGCCCGCAACTACACTGGCGAGCCACTGCTACTTCTCCATGTTCCAAGGTTGTACGAGCCTCACAACAGCACCGTCGCTGCCTGCAACTACGCTGGCGAGCGGCTGCTACCTCTACATGTTCCAAGGTTGCACAAAAATCAAACTATCCACAACGGCGTCCGGAACATATACCAAGTCGTACCGCATACCCAAAAACGGAACCGGGACAACAGCTTCCGGTGCGCTCGATAGTATGTTTGCCAATACGGGAGGCACGTTCAAAGGAACGCCAGAAATCAACACCACCTACTATTTGGATGCGTCCAATACTATTGTGTAAGGAGATCACCGGCGAAAAATACGTCGATGATAAATAAATTCTGAACAAAGAAAAGGAAAACAAAACTATGACTACTACTCGCATCGCATCCGACGGCAAGCCCATTGAGGTCACGGACACCCCCTACGGCCTGAGCGAAAACTCGGGCATCAAGAACAGCATCGTGCAGCCTGTCATGGCGCGCGACCTTTCCCGCGCCGGCACGGAGATCTACGTCCTGCCGCAGTACAAGCTCACCTACGACGAGGACGGCTACTGCGTCAAGATGACGACCTGCGCCATCCCCGAGGACGTCGCGGCCAAGCTCGCGGAGCTGAACAAGTAAACAGAGCGGGGGCTATCCCCCGCTCTATCCTAAGGAAAGAGAGACAACGCCTATGGAAGATTTGGCTGTGAAGCTGCAGGAGGTCAAGGACCGCTCGCTCCGAAACGAGGGGCGCATCAAGCAGTTAGAGGTAGATCAGCGGGCGCTGAATGAATTGGCGCTGTCGGTCAAAGAGCTGGCGACCGACCAGACGAACATGAAGGAGGACATCGGCGAGATCAAGGCCAATGTGCGGAGCCTGACCGCCGTGCCGTCCAAGCGCTGGGAGAAGGTCGTGGAGCTGATGATCGCGACCGTCGTGGGCGCGTTCATGGCGTGGCTTTTGACGGGTGGCGCGGTATGAGAGACGTCAAGGGTTCGACCTCGGAAGAGGTGCGCATGATAAAAGCCATCCAGCGCTCCGTCGGCGCGCTGGACAACGGCTGGATCGGCAACCAGACCTTGAGCGACATCGCCGCCAAGCTCGGCGCGGACTGCTGGCCCCTCAACGTCGAGCTGTACGGCCAGCCCGCGATCCTCACGCGGGACATTGAGCCTGTCAACATGAGCGGGCCGCTGCCGAAAAACGCCATCTCGGGGAGCTTTAGCTGGCAGGGACAGCCGTGCTCCATCCTGGTGCGCGGCGGCAAGGTCGTGCGCGGCATGAGCTGTCACTACCCCCGCCCCGAGAGCGTGCTCTACAAGATCCCGGGCGGCGCGGTGCGTATTGCCCGCGTGTCCTCGGCGGCGGCGCTGGGCGGCGTCGTGTGGGCGGTCGGGGGTATGGGCTTGCTCGGCAATTATAATCCTGCCGCAGAAGGCTTCACAGGGGCGTACAGCGACGTGCTGCGCAAGACCAACCATACCGTCCTCGGCTGCAAGGGCGGGATGCTCTACGGCGTTTACTGCCGCAGCATGACCGCGCAGCAGGTCAACGCCTTTTGTCGGGACAAGCTCAAGCTGGAATACGCCGTTATGCTCGACGGCGGGCACGTCGCCGCCATCAACGGCGCGTGTAACAAGATCAACACACAGACGCGGCAGTTCTATGCCGTGCGGTTTCTGTAAAGGAGGCTCAAAAATGCAAAATCGACTTGCCAATCTGCTCACGGTCAAGAGCATTGTAACCATCGCGCTCACGGCGGTTTACTCGGTGCTTGCCCTGCGCGGCAGCATCAGCGGGACGGAGTTTCTGACGATCTTCACGACCGTCATCGCCTTCTACTTCGGCACGCAGACCGAGAAGAACAGGAAAAATGAAGAGGTTTCTTGAGACCCTGACCGCGTGGGAAGGCGCTGTGCGCGGTGACGCGGTGCATAAGCGCATCGTGGACGCCTACAACAGCTACCTGCCCCATCCGCGCGGCTACAAGCTCACTTACACCGACGACTACTGCGCGGCGATGGTGTCCGCGGCGGCGATCCTCTGCGGCCTGACGGAGTTCATTCCCATTGAGTGCAGCTGCGGCGAGCAAATGCGCTGGTATCAATCGCGCGGCCAATGGATCGAGGACGACGCGCACGTCCCCCAAATCGGCGAGCAGGTGTTTTACTGCTGGAATGATCGCAAGGACTACGCACTCACGGACTGCACGGGCGCGCCCAACCACACGGGCATCGTGACCGCCTGCGACGGGCAGAGCTTCACGGTGTTCGAGGGGAACAAGGGCAAAACCCACGAGTGCGCGTACCGCGTCATCCCCGTCAACGGGCGGTATATCCGGGGCTTCGGCGTGCCTGCATATCCTGCGGAAAAGCGCACGTTGGTGCGCGGCGACAAGGGCGCGGCGGTCGGGAAGCTGCAAGAGTTCCTCAACGCCTGCGGCTACGAGCTGGACGTGGACGGTTCATTCGGCCCCGCGACGCAGAAGGCGTGGGGAGAGTACATCGCCGCGTACATCCTCAAGACCGTAAAATAATGGTGCCCGATTCGGGCACGGAAAGGAAAACCGGTGGGAAGTCTGCAACACTTCCCCTCGCGTGGGCGCCTGCAAGCCGTGGTGCCTCTATGGACACACAGCACAGAGAGATCCGCGCTCAACTTTCCGCGATGGCTCCGCGCAGGGCCATTTCCTACATTCGATCCTTCGACCTACCGCCCGACGAGGCCGCGAGTCTCATCGAGTGCGACGTGCGCGGGCGGTCCTGCGTGCAGGCGGCGGAGCTGCTCCACCTCAGCGTGGACGGTTTCGCCAAGCTGCGCCGCCGCGCCTATCACAAAATCGCAGACGGACAAAACGAGAGCACCGACTAATTGTCGGCGCTCTCGTTTTTTATGGGCAGGGCAGAACGCGGGCAGTTTGCGGGCATTTTGCAAGCCGAAAACCGCGGTACGATGGAGTCAGAACAAAAGGAGGTGCAGCGCATGGAGCAATTTGCGATCGCGGGCTATTCCGGCAGCGGCTGCGTGATGGTCGCCATCGACGGCAGCGAGATCTATCAGGTGGACTATTTCGGCAACCGCCAGCAGCTCATCGGCAAGACTGCCTCGGCCTATGCCGAGCTGGAGGCCACCACGCAGGAGTATTACGACAAGCTTGTCGAGCTGGGCGTCATCACTCCGCCCAAGACGCAGGAGGAGCTAATGGGCGAGATGCAGTCGGCTATGAGCGACATGGCGGAGATCATCAAGGGCCTCTCGGCCCAGGTAAAGGAGCTGAAGGAAAATGGACCTCAAGCAACTCTTAGCGGCAGCGGCGAGAATGTTCCCCAGCGCCGACCTGCAAGGCGCGGCGGCGAAAGCGGAGCAGGCGATCAGCGGGACGGCTGATACGCTTGAGGGCGTGCAGAGCACGGCGCGCCGCCTCGGCATCGACCCGAACATCGCCAACAGCCTCTACGCGCGCTACGGGCGCACGATGCAGGCAAAGGCCCTGTGCGGCCTCTTCGGCACGACGCCCGAGGCTTTGCGCTCCGACGCCAATAAAATACTCGGCGGCGCGCAAAACGCCTCACAGGCCCCGCAAAAGGGCAAAACGGGGCAGTCCACAAAATTCCCCCGGCTCAAGCAGCCGTAGGAATAAATATTTTGCGAAAGGAGCACGAACACATGGAAGATCGCAGCACCGGTATGAGCTGGATCGCAGTCCTGTTTGTCATCATCGTGGTCGTCGCCATTTTCGGCGGCAACCTCGGCGGCGGCTGGGGCTGGAATCGCAGCGGAAACCCCTATCCCGCGCAGGAGGGCGGCTGCAACCGCGTGAGCAACTGCCAGGTCGAAAAGCAGGGGATCGTCGACGCGGCGCGCACGCAGTATCTCATTGAGCAGCAGAGCAACGACACCCGCATGGCCATCAACGCCAGCACGGAGGCGATCACCTCGCAGGCGAGCCGCATCTACGAGCAGCGCCTGCAGGAGACCATCTTTGACCTCAAGATGGAGAACCAGAGCCTCAAGAACGGCATCTTCACGAAGGAGCAGACCGACGCGCTGGCCGCGAAGATCTCCGATTGCTGCTGCGGCTTTAACCGCCGCCTCGACGCGATCGAGTGCCGTATGCTGACCAAGCCGACCCTCTACGGCGTGGCCGCCACCGGCGCGGGGCAGATCATCCCCGCGACTTGCGGCTGCAACGGCAGCACCAACCTCTAACCATTTTCGCGGCCTCGCGAAAATGGTAGGCCCTGCAGGCCGGGAAGCAGGCGGGGCAAATGCCCCGCCTATCTTATTTTGTGAAAGGAGACACTGAAATGTCCTGTAAATCTGCTCTCTATGCTGCCATGCAGACGCCCTCCGCGGTCGCGGTCGGCGGCGTCATCCCGCTCGGCAGCCTCATCCGCCGCTACGGCTGCGACGTCAGCCTCAACGGCAACGCCGTCAACATCACCGGCGCGGGCTACTACGACGTCGACGCCTCGCTCACCGTCGCGCCCGCCGCAGTCGGCACCGTCACCGTCACGCTCTTTAAGGACGGCGTGGCCGTCCCCGGCGCGACCGCCTCCGCTACCGCCGCCGCCGCAAGCGATGCGCTTGACCTCAACATCACGGCTCTCGTGCGGCAGGTCTGCTGCGCTGCGGGCTCCGCCCTGACGCTGGTGCTCACCGGCGCCGCCGCGTCGGTCGAAAATGTGGCGCTGCGCGTCCAGCGGATCTGAGAGGTGCGCTATGATGCAGCTCTTGATCGGTATGCTGCTCGGCGCGATGGTCTCGACGCCCACGGGCCGCAGCATCGGCAACCAGATCGGCGACGCGGCGCTCAAAAAGGTCAAGGACGCCGTGCAGGCGTCCGCGGCCGGAGAGGAGGCAGACGATGGAAAATCTGCATGAGCAGCTCAAGGCATACATCCCGAAGCTCGAGCGCAGCATCCAGTCCTACATGACGCAGACGCCGCCCTCGCCCAATTCCGCGCAGGGCATCATGGCGATGTGGGAGTGCCTGACCATGCTCAAGGCGGCGGAGGCGGGCACCTGCGGCGAGTTCACCCGCGAGCAGGCCGAGAAGTGGGCGCAGCACATGCGCAACACGGACGGCAGCACCGGCGCGCACTGGAGCATGGAGCAGACCACCTCGCTCGCCGAGAGCCTTGGCGTGAGCCGCGACGAGGTTTCGCCCTGGTGCTGGTGGATCGCCGTGAACATGATGTACTCCGATTATTACGGCGTTGCTTCCCACTTCGGTGTCGCCACGCCGGAGTTCTTCGCGGAGCTCGCCCGCGCCTTTCTGCTCGACGAGGACGGCCCCGGCCCGAAGCCCAAGATGTCGGCCTACTACTGCGGCATCGTCAAGGGCAAGGACTAATTACTGTGTTCTCGACTGTGTTCACAGTATTCCACATAACGGGCAGAAACGGGCAGAAACAGCGAAGATAAAATCAAAGAAAAGCCCTGATATTACTGGAAAATCCAGTAATATCAGGGCTTTTCTATTTACAACGAACGAGAGGAGGAAACTCTATTTCGCCCCTTGCGTATCAGGCATTCTGCGCATTTTGTGTTTGCAACTGTGTTCACAGGTTTGGTTAAAAGCTCTTTTTCATCTTCTCCGCTGCGGCGGCGATTGCGTCGCCGTAAACGTGCGTGTAGATGTCCATTGTCGTGGACAGCTTTGCGTGACCGAGCAGTTTCTGCGCCGTCTTGGGGTCTACACCAGCCTCAAACAGTGCGGTCGCATAGCCGTGCCGGATCTGATGCAGAGAGACCGTCACACCGCTGGCAGCGCAGTACGTCTTGTAGAGCTTGCGGAAATCGCCGTCTGTCAGCAGCGAGCCGTCCGGCTCGGCAAACAGATACCCTTGCGGCAATTTTTTCGGCAGAAGCGCATCCAAGGCGGGCAGGAGCGGGACCTCTCGCACACCGGCGGCTGTCTTTGGCTCCTTGATCTTCGCGCCGTGGTCGTAATAAACGGACCGGCGGATATGCACGCGCATGGCTTTGCGGTCAATGTCGGCTCCGGTTAAGGCCTGCGCCTCGCCCCTGCGGCAGCCGGTGTAGTAGATCAGCGCCGGGAACAAGCCAAAGGGCAAATTCGTGGATGCCTTGATCTTGGCGATCTGGTCTTTGTCGGGGGCCTCGCGCCGCGTCTGCGGAAGATTGCGCGGCACGCGGACGGCCTGCGCCGGATTGTAATTTGTTTTTCCTTGCAGCTCCGCCCAGCGCAGGACCTGGCGGATGACCTGCAGCTGCATGGCGACGGTCTTCCTCGCCCGCGCGGCGGCAAAGTCCCGAATAAATGCGTCGATCTCTTTGGCGGTGATACTGCCGACCTGCCGCGCCCCAAATTCCTCCACGGCTCGGCGCAACGCCGGCTTATAGTTTTTCACCGAGTTCGGCTCGAGCTTCGGCTCGGCTTCATCCCACCACTGCTCTGCGATCCTCGAGAAGGTCGTCTCCGCGTCGATCTCCGCTTGCAGCTGGGCTCGGTCAAACGCCTTGACCTTTTCCCATACTTCCTTGTCGGTTTTCCCGCGGAAGGCCTTGCGCTTGCCGTTGATGCGGAGGATCGTCTCATGCAGACCGTCCGGTCGGACGTAATAGCTGGGATATTTCGGCATCGCGCCGCCTCCCTTCGCGAAAATGGAACGGCCGCCGCCATGCCGGGCGGCGGCCTTTTGCGTCACTTAATATCCATTCTGCTCAACGCCGTAAACGGCCTGTTCATGCGTGAAGCCCTCATACTCAAGCTGCTCGATCAGGCCATCGCGGGAGAACGAAGAATGACTGAGATAGGACTTTGCTTTCTTGGCGGCCTGCTCAAACCAATCCGCGCCGCAGTTGTCTACCGCATAGGTAGCATCTTCGGTCGAGAATTTTTCAAACTCGAGCTGCTTGATTAAGCCACTATAGGAAAACGCCGTATAGTTCAGGTAGGACTTAGCCTTCGCCAGAGCGTTTTTCTGGCCCATCGTCGGCTCGCCGGTCTGCGTCGGCGTCGTGGGCTGCGTGGGCGTTTTGCCCGGAGAAGTCAACACGACGGTGTTGGTGGCATTGTCCCAACCAACCGTCAGGCCGAGCGCGGTCGCAACCGCACGGACAGGAAGATAGGTCGTGCCGTCAATGATAAACGGCTCGACTGCAGCGCCGGTCGCGTCTGTCAGCGCGATCTGCGAGCCGTCAAGTGTGACCTTAATGTTTCGGAATGTAAGGGTGCCGGTCTGTGAACCGGTCTTTGCCAGGGCCGTGCCAAAAAGGCACACGATCAAAAGAGTGACGACGACTCCGCTCAGGAAACTTCTGAAATTGCTCTTTTTCATTTGTGCTTCCTCCCCCGTGCCCGAATCGGGCACATTTTTTTATATTTTCCCGCAGGTTAACGGGAATTTAACGCTTTCTCTGCCTTTTTCGACAGAATCTTGTCAAAAAAGGTGCTATGGTAAAAGTACACGCAGGTGCTCCGGAGGTGTCAGCTCGCCTGCGCAGGCCCCGTCGTCAGTTGCAGGGGCGGCGGGGCCGCTCTAAAATGGAATATCTGGCCGGTCTAAAATACGAGCAAAGAGAGGTACATAGACATGTCAGATCAGCACAGCGCGCCGCAGGACTTGACCGAGTTACACCAACGCCTCATCGAGAAATACCGGCGTCTGACGCCGGAAAACCGTGGGCGTCTCATGGCCTATCTTGAGACGATAGCAGCAGGTCCAGATATTCCTCCAGCTTTTCCCGATTCCGCGCGCTGAGCGCGTCATACCCGGCCAGCAGCCTGTCCTCCTCCGAGGGCGGGCTGCTTTCGTTTTGCTCGCCGAGCAGATCGGACGTGGTCACGCCGAGGTACTGTGCGAGCAGCTGGACACGCTCAACTGATGGGACTGTATCACGATTTACAAGCTGCCCAATGAGATTCTTTCCCGCTCCGCTTTCGTCGCAGGCAACAGTGGGCTTAACGCCTTTTAATGCACAGTATTTTTTTACATTTTGCACAAATACGTCTTTATTCATTGGGAACCTGCCGAATCAGAAATTGGTGAATCCTCCAAATTATCAGAAATTGGGGATTTTCTATTGACAATCACGAATTGGGGATTTAAGATAGGCGTACAAGGTTAAAGCGAGACTTTAACCGAGAGAAAGGAGAAGAAACATGAAAGAGTTTGAGCTCAGCATCAAGTCCGCGCCGGGCGGCGCGGTCGTCACCGTGCAGGGGAGCAAATCGACCATCGTTATCGAGTTTGGCATCCTCGCAAACTCCATCAGCGAGCGGTGCGGCATCCCGCGCGAGCTGCTCGCGGCCGCGGTCATGACGGGCGCGGAAATTGAGAGTCTAATCTCGTCTGGCAGCGTCTGCGTCGATCAGGGCGCGATCGACCGCGCGCGTGGCGAGAAGGATTAAAGTTACGCTTTAACTTATACCACACATTTTTGACGAAATCAATAGAAAGGGTGTGAAGAATTGACGAGATTCCGAATCCGCGCACTGCGCGAGGAGCGCGGCATGACGCGCTACGAGCTGGCGCAGGCGGCGGCGGTCAGCTATCAGGCCATCGCCCAATGGGAGAGCGGCGCGGTCATGCCGACAGCGGACAAGCTGCCGACAATCGCCGCGCTGTTGGAGTGTGAGGTCAACGACCTCTACGACGACGAGACGCTTCGCGCCGCGAGCGAGGCGGCGAGGGCCGCGGTGGCGGCCAAGGGCGCGGCAGACGCGAGAGCGCTGGCCGCAGGAAAGTGAGGAGGCGAGAAAGCATGCGAGAGCGCGAGGCGTTCCGCGATCAGCTGCAGTCTCTGCGCGAGCAGTTTGCCGGGCAGGAGGTGCTGACGCTGGATCAGAGCAGTAAGCTCCTCGGTCTTGACCGCGCGGCGCTGCTCGGCGACAAGGATTTTCCGGCGAAGAAGGTCGGCAAGAAGTACATCATTCCCATCGTGCCGCTTGCGCGGTGGATGGCTACCTGGTGATTTGACATTACCACAAAGGAGGACGAAAGACAATGGCAGCGTTATACCCAAATATCTATCAAAGAGGGCGGAAAACGACACTTTTGACGCAGGAAGAGGCGGCGGAGCGGCTGCACATCTCGCCCGAAACGCTCAAGCGCTACGAGGGCGGACGGCTCACACCGCCGGACGAGACCGTGGCGCGGATGTGCGAGGTCTACGGCGTGAGCTGGCTGGCGCTGGAGCACGCGAAGGCGACCGACCGGCTCGGCATCCTGCCGGAGCTGGAGCCCAAGCCCCTGCCGATGGCGACCATCTCGCTGACCAACCGCCTGCGCGCCGCGGCGGACAGGCTCGCGGGGCTGCTGCGCATCGCCGAGGACGGCGTGATCGACGACGCGGAGCGCCCGGAGTTCGACAACATCGTGCAGGACTTGCGCGAGACCATCGCCGCGGCCTATCAGGTGATTTACGCGGACGGCGCAAAAAAAGAACGCCCCGAGGCTGGCACCTCGAAGCGTTCACGCTCTCAGAGAAACTCTGAAAACCATTGCAAGGCTATTGTACCGCAGAAAAAGAGAAATGTCAAGGCTCTCCGAGAGGAGGCGCGCGCATGACGGGACTGGACATCTTCCTGATCCTCGTCGGCGTCACGTCTCTCACGGAGCGGCTGATGAAGATCATCGTCTATTTGGATGGAGGAAAGTATGAGCGAGGGCGTAATAAAGTCCGGCCATCGTGAGCCGTTTACCGTTCTGTATAAGTCCGCGATCCGAGACACGCGCCTGAGCTTTGAAATGCTCGGATTCCTGACCTATATGCTGGACAAGCCTCCCGATTGGGAGTTCACCATCTCCGGCATGGCAAAGGAGCGCGGCATCGGCAAGGACACGGTGCGCCGCCTTGTGGGGCGGCTTGAGGAGGTCGGTTATCTGATGCGCGAGCAGTCGCATGACGGCAGCGGGCGCTTTTCCGCGAACACCTACGTTTTGCAGGAAAAGCCACCGTTGTCGGAAAACACCGACAACGGTGAAAACCGTCGTCGGGAAACACCGTCAACGGAGTTTCCGACCCAAAGTAAGAACGTAGAGACTAAAGATTATATTATACCCCCCTATAGTCCCCCCAAGGGGGACGGCGCGGAGCCGAGAAAACAGCGCAGCAAAACGACGCCGACATGGAAGCCGGAACGCTTTGAGGGCTTCTGGGCCTACTACCCCCGCGGGGAGAACCGCATGGGCGCGGTGCGCGCCTGGGACAAGCTCAAGCCCGACGACGCGCTGATCGAGACCATCGGCCGGGCGCTGCAGGTGCTTAAGGCCTCTCCCGCGTGGCGGGACGGCGTCGGCATCCCGTATGCCTCGACCTTCCTCAACGGACACCGCTGGACGGACGCCACGGCCAAGCGCCCGGCGCAGAGCGCCAAGGCGCAGCCGGTGCGCCGCATCGAGCAGCCGCCGGATAGTCAGGACGGAGGGTGGACATGGGCCGAGTAGACGCGCAGCCGAGCGCCGGTTTGGAAGCTGAGCGCGCCGTGCTCGGCGCGATGCTGATCGACGAGAGCATTGTCAGTCAGGTGCTTGCCGAGGTGGACGAGCGCGACTTCACCAGCACAGCCAACCGGCTGATCTTCCAGGCGGCGCGCGAGGTGTTCCGCGAGGGCGGGCACGCCGACGCCATCACGATCAACGCGAAGCTCGGCTATGCCTCCGGCTCTCCGCAGCAGCAACAGCTCATCGACCTGATGGAGGTCACGCCCACGAGTGCGAGCTGGCGCGAATATGCGCAGCTTATGCGCGAGCAGGCGGCGCTGGGCCGCATCCGCGCCCTCTCGGCGCAGATCAACGGCGCGGCTACGCTCGACGACGTCCGTCCGCTGCTCTCGGAGCTGCAAGCGCAGATGACCTCGCGGCGCGGCGTGAAGGTGGTGCCGATGCTGGAGCTCCTGCAGGACTTCTCTGCGCGCCACGCGAGCGGCGCAGCCGCGGACTATGTGGGCTTCGGGCTGGACGTGCTTGACCACAACAGCTTCATCCGGCGCGGCGACGTGGTGGTGCTGGGCGGCTACCCGAGCGACGGAAAGACGGCCCTTGCCCTGATGATGGCCTATCACATGGCCAAGACGCTCAAGGTCGGCTTTTTCAGCCTCGAAACGTCCGCCGGCAAGATCGGCGACCGCATCGTGACGCAGGGGATGCGCATCGACTTTGACGCGATCAAGCGCAGCCGCCTGACCGACCGCGACTGGGGCACCTTCGCGGTCTGCTCGGAGGACGCGGCCAAGCGCCGGCTTGATGTGATCCAGGCGAGCGGCATGACCGCGGGCGACATCATGGCCGAGGCCATCACCTACGGCTACGAGGTGATCTTCGTCGACTATGTGCAGCTGGTCGTCCCCGAGGGCAATCCGCGCGATCTGCGCAGCGAGCAGATGGCGACCGTCTCCCGCGCGCTGCACACCTTTGCCCAGAGCCGCGGCGTGCTGGTGGTGGAGCTGGCGCAGCTCAGCCGCCCCGAGCGCGGGGCATGGCGCGCGCCGGATATGCACGACCTCAAGGAGACCGGGCAATTCGAGCAGGACGCGGACCTTATCGTCATGGTCTACCGTCCCGATCCCAAGCAGAACTACTCGCAGGAGAAATGCCGCGTCATCCAGATCGCCAAGAGCAAGGAGGGCAGGCGCGGCAAGGGCGTGTTTGCTTTTGACGGCAAGCATCAGACCTTCGCGCCCTACACCCGCGATGACGAGAAGGGCCGGAAGGAGAAAACGGACGGCGAAGCGCCCGGTCAGATGGCGCTCGAAGAATTGCCGGAGGACAAAAACGCGCCGTTCTGAAAAAAATCGAGAGAAAGAGAGAAACGACATGCCAAGAATCGGAGATACCCACGCCATTTTGGCGGACATTGGCGCGGCCATCGGCCCCGGACATCGGGAGCTCCCGCGGCTGCTGCCCGGCCGCATCGTGTACATCAACCGCGCGCACCGCTGGTTCCTCGTCGAAGCCGACCTCGGCGACGGCGTCAAGGTCCGCGAGGGCTTCAAATTTTGACAGAGACAGACAGGAGAAAAGGTTATGCAAACCATTGCGATCATGAACAACAAAGGCGGCGTTGGCAAGACCGTCACCGCCATCAACCTCGCCGACATCCTCGTCGCGGACTACAAGCAGCGCGTGGTGCTGGTGGACTGCGACGGGCAGGCGAACCTGACGCGCTTTTTCCTGCCGGGGGCAGACAAGCTGGAGCTCACCACCACGGCGGATGTGCTGCGGGGCGACTGTGAGCCGCTGTGGAGCGACAACCTCGTGCCCATTCGTCCCGGGCTCGACCTTCTGCCGAGCAGCTCCGACCTCTACGAGCTCGACCTGCAGGCGATCAAGGACGGCGTAAGCGCGCCGGAACGACTGCGCCACTTCGCCGAGGCCGCGGCTGCGGACAGCGAGGTGGACTGGATGATCTTCGACTGCCCGCCCGGCTACACGCTCGCGAGCGTCGCGGCGCTGCTGAGCGTGCGCGAGGTGATGATCCCCGCGCTTGCCGACAAGTTTTCGCTCGACGGCGTGTTCGCCGTGATCGCGCAGCTGCGCGGTCTGAGCGCGGCCTGTCCGGGGCTGCGGTCCCGCGTGCTGCTGACGCAGACGCGCAGCGCGGAGGTCGTGGGCGAATGCGAAAAGCTGCTGCGGTCGCAGCGCGTGCCGCTGTACCGCACGAAGATCCGGCGCACGGACAAGGTGCCGGAGAGCACGGTGACGCTCTCGCCGATGCGGGAGTACAGCCCGCGCAGCAGCGCGGCGGTCGATTACCGCTGCCTCGCCGGCGAGCTGATGGAGGAGGTTTAACAATGGCGGGCAAAAAGTTTGACATCACGAAATTCGCGGCGACGCTGCCCGAGGCCGTGCCCGAATCGGGCACACGGGAACAGATCGAATACATCGACGAGGCGAAGCTCAGCGGCGACGGCGAAAACTTCTACAGCATGGATGGCATTGAGGCTCTCGCGCAAAACATCGAGCTGGTCGGATTGCAGCAGCCGCTGCGTGTTCGCCCCGACCCCGATGACGAGGGCGGCTACATCGTGGTCAGCGGGCACCGGCGCCTGACCGCCATCCGCACGATCTGCAAGGTCGACGAGCCGGAGCGCTGGCGCACGGTGCCCTGCATCGTGGACCGCGGCGAGCTGTCGCCGGCCATGCGGGAGCTACGGCTGATCTACGCCAATAGCGACACGCGCCGGATGAGCAACGCGGACATCAGCGCGCAGGCCGAGCGCGTGGAGAAGCTTCTCTACCAGCTGCAGGAGGAGGGCGTGGAGTTCCCCGGCCGGATGCGCGACCATGTCGCCGAGGTGTGCCAAATCAGCAAGAGCAAGCTGGCGCGGCTGAAGGTGATTCGCGAGGGGCTGAGCAAATCTGAGCAGATCGCAAAGGCGTGGGAGAAGGGCGAGCTGCCCGAGGTGACGGCCTACGCGCTCTCGCACATGCCGACGGAGCTGCAGGATGAGATCGCCCACGTCTACACGCACCGAAAGAACTACTATGGCCACGGCCTGACATATCTGGGTGAGCGGAATGTGACGAAGATTGCCGAGGCTCTGGCGGCGCTTGACACGCTGCCGTGCAAGAAATGCGGCGGCAATTGCTCGGACTGCGCGCAGGGCAAGCGGGAGCACATCATCTCCACGCTGATCGAGAGCTGCTATTCCTACGCGCCCTGCGGCGTGACCTGCTGCGAGAAGTGCTCGGAGCTGGCCACCTGCAAACAGGTGTGTCCCATGCTGCTCGCCAAGCAGGATGCGATGAAAACAAAAAAACGCGCGGACCAAAGGGCCGAGCGTGAGCGGCAGGCGGAGGCCGACCGTGCGGTCATCGGCGAGATCAAGGAACTGTGGCGCCGCTTTGGCGTCGCTCGCGCCGCAGCCGGGAAAAGCGTGGCGGAGTGCTACAACGCCGCGGACGTTGTGTATGGCGTCCCCGACGCGGACGAGGTCACGCGGCTCGAGAACGGCGAGGCGAAATATGCAGCCAATACCAAGCTGCCCTATGGTTATACTTGTTATCTCAGCGATATCCACCGCTTTACGCGCGTCGCAGACCTTCTGGGCGTGTCGTTGGACTACCTCTGCGGTCTGACAGACAATCCTGCGCCGAAGCCTCCCACCTTGTTCAGCGTGGACCTCTGCTCGCCGGTCTGGCTGCCGCTCGACGTGGCGCACTGGCCGGAGGAGGGCGCGCTGGTCGTGCTCAGCTACGAGACCGGCCTCGGCGGCAGCAGCTACCTCGTGGCCCGCTGCGCCGGCAGCGCGGACGACCAATACCCGTTCATCTCGACTGACGCAGGCACGACGGTCGACGACATCGTCGAGTGCCGCTGCGACCGCTGGATGCCGCTTGCCGAGTGCAGGCGCGGAGGGGAGGGCGCATGAAAAACGCTTACGCAAAGGAGCAGGCGGATCTGCGGCGGCAGCTGCTCAACTACGGGGCGCTGGTCGGCCAGCAATTCAATGTGGACATGATGTGCCTTGCCCTCAACGAGGAAGGCTTTGGCCATGACCGGATCATGCGCATCATCCACCGCGCGGAGAAGCACGGCGAGTATTTTCACGAGTGCCTCGCCTACGGCGTGGAAAGCGACGCGCGGTTCGAGCAGCTCGACCAGCGGCTCCGGTACATCTGCCGCGACCACCCGGAGGACTTTGTGCCGCGTGAGGAGCGCTACCCCAACGTCAAGGTGCCCGGCATGGGCAAAAAATTCAAAGCGGAACCGATAGGAGGCTGAATATGAAAAACGAAGAGATCGTCAGGGCGCTGCGGTGCGTTTCCACCGCAGGCGGAGAGAATGCCTGCGAGCATTGCCCGTACTGGAAGGAAGAGGAAGTCCCGGAAGAAGAACGGCCCATATACGGAGCCGACACCTGGCATTCATGTGATGTCGACCGCGTCGGACTGGACGGCGCGGATTTGATCGAGCGCCTGACCGCGCGCTGCGCGCGCTACGCCGAGGAGATCGCCGTGGCGCAGGAGAAAACACGGTGGATTCCGGTGACGGAGCGCCTGCCGGATCAATGCGTGGATGTCCTGGTGCGTTATCGGGACAAGCATATCCTGATGGGGACGGCCAGGTGCGATGACTGGCTCGATGAGGACCTTGAGGACGGAGTGATTACGCACTGGATGCGGATGCCCAAAGGGCCGGAGGAGGAGTGAGCTGCTATGGGTGCGCCTGCAATTTTTGCCTCTATAATTGCGAGCTGGAATCTTACTATTTTACGCCGGGTGAGGTCAAAAACGTTGAGGACATCTGCTTTTGCTGCGATGAGTGCAAATGGTTTGATGGCGACTGGCTTGGCAAGCGCAGCCAATGGCGCGAAGAATGTCCACGGTTTCACGAGCCGATAAAGCGCACCGAGATGAAGCGATTTACCGCAGAAAAAATTGCGCGACAGAAACGGGTGTTATTTCAAGTGATTAAAGGAGCTGACAAATGACTGACATGGAACGCAGAACCTTCTGCGCGGCGCTCTACCACTACGGTGGACAGGCGCAAATCACGATGGTTTTTGAGGAAATGGCCGAGCTGCAGGACGTGCTGTGCAAGTTCCTGCGCGGGCGCGTGGACGGTGACACGTGCGCCAACATTGCCGAGGAGATCGCCGACGTCGGGATCATGCTCGACCAGATGGCGATCGAGTTTGAGGTCGAGGACGCGGTGGCGGAGCAGCGGGCCTTTAAGGTCCGGCGGCTGCGGGAAAGGATCGAGAACGATGCCTGAATACATTGACCGTGAAAGGGTGTTTAGGGCAATATGCGGTCAACGCGGCCCGAATAGGAGTCCAGCGCAAAACCGGATGCTGGACAGTTTAATGGCATCTGTTACCTGTATATGCGCCGTCGATGTGGCTCCGGTGGTGCGGTGCAAGGTCTGTCGGTCATACAACAAACCGAGGGTAGGATGGTGCGAAGTCCATCTCGACCGTGAACATCCGGATGACTTTTGCAGCTACGGAAAATATCAGACAAACGGAGGTGCTGACAATGCCTGAATTTCGCAGACTGACCTACAAGACGCCGGACGGGGCGTGGGGCATCGAGGGCGTGAGCCTGCTCACCTGCCCGGCGCGGCTCTACGGCACGGCCGCAAAGCTGTGCAACATGGAGTGCCTGTGCGAGGACGTGTACCGCGCCAAGGACGCCGAGCTGACGCTCGACGCGCTGCAGGAGCTGGTGGACAAGGGCCTCGGCGGACGCTTCATCGACCTGCGCAAGGCGCTGAAAGGGGTGGAGCTATGACGTGGAACAGGGTGTTGATCGTCAAATTGCCGGAGCTGCACGCCGACGTCAAACAGCTCGAGGCGTTCCGCGCCTATGTGTGCGACGCGCTCGGCGCGGGCACGCTGGTGCTGCCGCTCGGCACGACCTATGCGGTCGAGGAATTTCCCCCGCTCGGCGCGGTAGAGGTAGTCGCGGGGAACGCCGTGCCTGTCGTGATCGGCGGGCCGAGGCCGACGCCTGCGGGCGGAGGCGGCGGGCTGGTCGTTGGCGGGCGCGTCGTCCGCTCGGTGCCCGATTCGGGCACCGCACCGGAACCGGAGCGGGCGGAATCTCCCGCGGAAACGCCGAAGCAGCCTAATGCGCCGGACAAGCCGACGCCGATTCTGAGAAGCCCTCCAGCACGGAGCGGCGCGCCGCGCTCTCATGCGCTGCCGATGAGCGAGGGAGAGATCGTGGCGTCCTACCGGCAGGCGGCAAAGCCAGCGGCGCAGATCACGGTGCTCGCGGATCTCAACGCCTGCTCGAAGGAGCGCATTGAGGAGATCCTGCGCGAGGCCGGTGAGCCGCTGCCGAAGAAGCACGGACGACCGAAGCGAACGGAGGGATGAGATGACGAGAAAACGGATGATCAAACTGCTGATGGCTATAGGCTTTGATCGGAACACTGCGGCGCTGGCAGCAGACCTGTGTGACGGGAATATGTCTCATGCTTTTTGCTTGCGCAGGATCAACCAGGAAATCGTCCTCAATATGTATGAGAGGCATATCCAACACATCCTGCGCGGCGATATGACCGGCGCGGTCGCCGGCATGGTCGGGAGCATGTATGGCTGAGCTGTGCGTGGTCACGCAGCGGAGCGGGCCGCTGACGAAGACTTACATCACCGACCGATTTCGCCTCGTCTCATGGGCGGGCGAGCAGCAGTGCCGCGGCTCGCCTGCGCTGCCCTCCATGTGGAGCTCCAGCGCGGAGAAGCTGGAGCTCTACCTCGCCCTCTTTGGGTACCTGGGCGTCCACTATGTTCTGACCTTCGACGATGCGCACCTGCCGGCGTCCTTCGAGGACGTCAAGCGGTGCTTTGCCGCGTTCTGCAAGCGCGTGCGGCGCTTTGACCCGAGCATCCGGCGCTATGTCTATGCGGTGGAGGCGGGGCACAGCAATAAGCGCTGGCACATCCACTTTGTGGCGAGCGAGGACGACCTGCCGTTTGCCGTGGTTCAGTTCCTGTGGGGCTACGGCTTCGTCAATCCAGGCTATAAGGAGTATCCCGTGCTCAGCCGCGACGGCGGGTATCGTCGGCTTGCAAAATATTTCTGCAAACCGGACGAAATGATCCCGCTCGGGAAGCATCCGTGGGGCGTGGCGCGCGGGATGCGGCAGCTGATCCCTCCGCGCACGGTGCGCGTGCAGACGCGAGCGCCCGCGATGCCGCGTGAGACCTTCTGGAACGAGCGCTCGCGGCCGCTGGCGCGCGAGGTGAACGGCATGGCGGCCTGGCGCATCGAATACGCGGACTGGATCGCAAAACCGCCGGAAAACGCAAGGACTTTTATTTTAGACTTATGAATCTAAGATAATACTTCTATAGAACGTTTCTACTTGTACGCTATGCTTTATTTGTAGACAAGAGGCAAAAAGGAGGCAAAAAGTGTTGCAATCAAAACGGAATGATGGTAAACTGGTCACAAAGGACGGACTGATCGTTTGCCCCAACTGCGGGCGCACGACATCGCAGGCCGTCCGGCCCGACACCGAGGCGCGCAACCTGATCCTCTGGTGCCGGCGATGCAAGGCATCGAACATCGTGAATATCGAACATGGCGCGTGCTCGCTTAGTAGCCACTGCTGACAACTCCGATCCCGGAGGCGTTGGCGGTGGCTTTTTGTTTTGCCCGGAGGTGATAGCCCGATGGCCTTAAAGCCGCTCCGACCCTGCCGGCATCCCGGCTGCTGCGTGCTGGTGAGCGATGGATACTGCGACGCCCATCGGCCGCGCGGCGACCGGCGCAGTGAGGAAGCGCAGTCCTGGCGCTGGATGTACCAGACCGACGAGTGGAAGCTTGACCTGCGGCCGGCGCAGCTCCTGCGCGAGCCGTTCTGCCGCGAGTGCGCCCGGCATGGGCGGCGGGTCCGCGCGACGGATGTCGACCACATCGTCGACCACAAGGGCGACTGGCAGACCTTCTGCAACCGAGACAACCTCGAGAGCCTCTGCCACAGCTGCCATAGCCGCAAGACGGCGCGAGAAATGCACGAGAATCGCAGCAAATCAAAGCGGCGCGGCGCGGCGTCGAGGCGGTAGGCTTGGGCGCTCGGGCGCGTCGCGAGAGCGTCGCGCGGGGCTTCCTTGCAGACCCCTCCCCGGGGTCAGAAAGTTTGGGCATGGCCCTTGGAAACCGCCGGCCCTCCCTCGTGCAAGATTTTTTCCCCACGGGGAATTTTCGGAAAGCTCCTGCGTGTTCCCCGCTCTTTGACCGGGGCGGTCATGAATTTCCTCCTACCCCGCGGCCCTCGAATCGCGAGGGGCGGGGAATGCGCAGGAGCGCCGCCGGTGGCGGAGAAAGCGACTAAGCATTCGAGTGCGCGGCGCTGTCGCCGCAAGCAGAAGCGCCGCGGGGACAGCCTGCCGCGACGGTGGGCCAGATGCGCAGGAGCAAAGAAAAACAAAACGCCGCCCTGCCTGGGTCGAAGGACTGCGCTTGATACGTGGTGTATTGACGTAGGCCCGGTGGGGCGGACACTAAAGCATCCGGTGTGGTCCCCGGCTCTTGAAGCCGGCCATAGCCTTCACGGTTCTGTCCCCCGCGCTCTCGCTCGTCGAGGGCCGGGGACTGCATCGGAGATATCGACAGGAGGCAAGGCATGGGAAAGAAGCAGACAGCAGGGCAGACGCCGGTGCGCGTGGCGGTCAAGGACCTGCCGACAATACGCATCGACGAGCTGATCCCTTACGAGAACAACGCAAAGATCCACGGGCCGGACCAGATCGAGCAGCTGCGGCGCAGCCTGCGCGAGTTTGGCTTCGTCTCGCCCGTGCTGATCGACGAGGACAAGAACCTGATCGCCGGACATGGGCGCGTCAAAGCGGCGCGGGCCGAAGGCATGACAGAGGTCCCGTATGTAACGGTAAGCGAGCTGAGCGAGGCGCAGCGGCGCGGCTACATCATCGCCGACAACCGACTTGCCGAGACGGGAGAGTGGGACGCGGCGCGGCTCAAGTTTGAGATGGAAGAGCTAAGCAGCCTTTCTTTCGACACCGCGCTGACCGGTTTCACGATGGACGAGATCGAGACGATCCATGTCAGCGCCCACGAGCGGGCGAAACCAGCGGCAGATGGAAACCACTTCTGGGGAGATGTCGAGAGCGAAAGCAGCGAGGATTATGAGAAATTTGTGGATAAATTCAAGCCGAAACTCACCACCGACGACTGCTACACGCCGCAGAACATCTACGAGGTGATTCGCGACTGGGCTTTGGCGCACTACGGCTTGCAGGGCGCGCCGGTGATTCGGCCATTTTACCCCGGAGGCGACTATGAGCACGAGACCTACCCGGACGGCTGCGTGGTGATCGACAACCCGCCGTTTTCTATTCTCTCGCAGATCTGCCGATTTTACACGAAGCGCGGCATCCGATTTTTCCTCTTTGCGCCGGCGCTGACGCTTTTTAGCATCGCGGCCGGGACATGCAACTATTTGCCGATGTCTTGCCGCATCACCTATGAAAACGGGGCAGATGTTCGCACGAGTTTTGTTACCAATCTTGGAAATTACAAAATCGAGACGGTGCCGAAGCTGTGGCGCCTTGTGGATGGTCTGAATGCGCAGAACACAAACGAGAACGAAACGGAGCTGCCAGGTTATACCTACCCAGACTGCGTGATGACGCCGATCCGCATCGCACCAACCGCTAAATGGATAGCGCTGCGCGTGCGCGCAGAAGACGCCTCGTTTATTCGGGCGCTCGATGCGCAGCGCGATCATGGAAAAACCATTTACGGCGCAGCATTTCTCCTTTCGGAGAAGGCGGCAGCGGAGAAGGCGGCAGCGGAGAAGGCGGCAGCGGAGAAGGCGGCGGCGGAGAAGGCGGCGGCACATGTTTGGGAGCTGAGTGCCCGCGAGAGGTCAATTGTCGCCGCGCTGGGAAAGCATGACGATCGCTGAGGCTGAGCGGATCATGTCCACGACAGCAAGCCCGTATCTCAAGCGGGACATGGAGCGATATATCCGGCGGCAGCGCAGAAAGGAGCGCGGAGATGGCAGGAGCAAGACAGCCGACCGATCTGGTCGTGAGGAACGGGCGCAAGCACATGACGCGCGCCGAGGAGGACGCGCGGCGCGACCGTGAGGTGGTGGTGCCGGCGCCGCAGCGGGCGAAGCCGCCCAAATGGCTGCCCAAGGAGCTGCATCGCGAGTTTCGCGCGATCGGCAAGCAGCTCATCGACGTGGGGCTCTACACCGACCTTGACGCGGACAACCTCGGCCGCTATCTGATCGCCCACCACGAGTATATCAGCGCGACGGCGGAGGTGCAGCGGGCCTTGACTCAGGCGCCGGGCCACGCGCGCGACTTAGAGGCGGCGGACGGCTGGGGCCGCGTGCAGGAACGCTACTTCAAGCAGGCGCGCAACTGCGCGAACGACATGGGCCTGACGGTCTCTAGCCGCTGCCGGCTGGTGCTGCCGAGCAATCTGCCCGCGGCGGCGTTCACGCCGGAGAGCGGCGCGGATGAGTTCACGGAGCGGCTGCGGCAGCGGCAGGCGGACGCGCTGGCGCGGAGACTGTAGCATGGCATACGTTTTCGACCGCGAGGCGGGGCAGTTTGTGTGCAATTTCGTCGAGCGCCTGCCGACGACCGACACGGGCAAGCTCTTCTCGCTCTACGACTGGCAGCGCGATGCGCTGATGGAATTTTACGGCACGATGGACGTGCCCGAATCGGGCACGGAGGAGAGCGCGGAGCTGCTGCGCCGCTACTGGTACCTCTACCTCGAGATCCCGAAGAAGAACGGCAAGAGCGAGCTTGCCGCGGCGCTCGCGCTCTACCACCTTTTTGCCGACGGCGAAATGAATGCGGAGGTTTACCTCTGCGCTGTCGACCGGAACAACGCTTCCATCGTCTACCGCGCGGCGGTCTTCATGGCAACGAGCGCGCCGTGGACGGCGAAGATGATCGCCCGCGGCGAGTTGAACATCGTGGAAAGCCGAAAGATCATCGAATACCGGCGGCGCGTGCGGACCGAGAACGGCGGCTACAAGTGGATCACGCTTGGCATCCTGCAGGTGCTTTCCGCCGAGACGGCGGGCAAGCACGGCCCGAAACCGAGCTGCGTCATCTTCGACGAGCTCCATGCTCAGCCAAACCGAAAACTGTGGGATCTGATGACCGGAGCGGCGGGTGCAAGCCGGCGGCAGCCGGCATGGATCGTGCTGACGACCGCGGGCGACGACCCCGACCGCAACTCGATCGGCTGGGAGATCCACGAGAAGGCGGTCGCCATCCGCGACGCGCGGCAGCTGCGGCGCATCCGCGCTGAGGGCGGCGACGTGCGCAAGGTCCTCTCTCTCCGGCATGCCAGCGACGAGGACCTTGCCGACGCCGAGCGCGAGCTGCTATCGCGCGACGAGGACAACTGGCTGCCGATCCTCTATGGCCTGACGGCGACCTTCGGCGATGACCCGGACGACCTCGAGGCGCTGGACATCTGGGACGAGAGCCTGTGGAAACTTTGTAATCCATCGCTCGGTAAGCACTTGAGTTTGCGCAATATCCGTCTGGAGGCAGCGAGTGCGAAGCACAACGAAGCCGAGGAGCGCGTGTTCCGCTGGCTGCGGCTCAACCAGTGGATCACGACAAAGTCGGTCGGCTGGATCTCGCTCAACCTCTATGACAAGACGCAATGGGGGCCGAGCAAAAAGCGCGAGCGCGAAGAATGGCTACGGCAGCTGGACGGCAAGCTCTGCTACGGCGGCGTGGACCTCTCGACGAGCCGAGACCTGACCGCCTTCGTGCTGCTCTTCCCTCCCCAGCCGGGGCTGGATGTGTCGGTGCTGCTGCCCTACGGCATCTGGCGGCCCGAGGCGACGGTGGCCGAGGCGGAAAAGCGCGACCATGTCCCCTACCGGGACTGGGCGCGTGCCGGCTTTCTCGACCTCTGCCCCGGCGAGGTCATCGACTACGGCGCGGTGGAGGAGCGCATCCGCGAGGCGCGGGAGCGCTACGACCTCAAACTGGTGGGCTTCGACCCGTATCTGAGCCGGACCATCACGCAGCGGCTCGCGCCGATCGTGCCGATCATCGAGATCCCGCAGGACCTGAAGAACATGAGCCCCGCGATGAAGGAGATGGACTACATGATGCAGCGCCACACGCTGCTGCACGTGCACAACACCTGCTTCCGCTGGACCTTTGGCAGTGTCCGTTGCTATGCGGACGGCAACGGCAACATCAAGCCGCTCAAAAACATACCGGCGGTGCGCATCGACCCTGCGGTCGCGAGCATTATCGTGATGGCCGTGTGGATGATCGCAAAGAACCAGAAACCGGATCTTGCCGCGGCGGTGGCGCGTCCGGGCTTCACGCTGTGAGGAGGGAAAGACTGTGGAAAAACTGCGAGACGCCGCGCTGCTGCTCGGCGTGCTGCTCATTACGCTCGGCGCGGGCATGATCTACCTGCCTGCCGGCTTGATCGTGGGCGGCATTCTTTTGATCGCAATGGCCGTTGTCGACGGCTTTGACGATAGTGCAAACGACGAAGGGAGTGATGGTCAAGCATGAGCATCATCAAGGGCCTGCGCGCGGCAACCGCACGCTCGCCCACCGTGAGTAAGTCCGTAACGGTCGGCAGCCTGACGGCTTCCGGCGGTCTGGCCGCCGGCGAGGACCCGCAGAGCGCGGCGCGCAAGCTCAGCGCGGTCGACCGCTGCATTGAGCTGCTGAGCGACAGCATCGCGAAGCTGCCAAATTATGTGATCGACACGCGGACGCGCGAGCGCACGGACCACGAGCTTCTGCGGCTGCTGAACATCCGGCCGAACGAGGCTATGACCCCGTTCATTCGCAAGAAGGTGCTGGAGACAAGCCGCCTGGAGGGCGGCAACGGCTACGACTGGATCGTGCGTGACGAGCGCACGGGCAAGCCGGTGGAGCTGATCCCGGTGCCGTGGTATCTGGTGCAGCCCTGGCACGACATGGCGGGGCGCGTGTGGTACGACGTGACACATCCTTTCTCCGGCGAGGTGATGCGGCTGCCGAATGAGGACGTGTGCCACTACAAGAACGCCACGCGCAACGGCCTGCTTGGTCTCGGCACGGTGACGCGCGCCGGCGAGGTGATCGCCGCGGCGCGGGCCGCGCAGGAGTATGAGCTGAGCTACTATGCCAACGGCGGGCAGCCGGGCGGCGTGCTGGAGACCGACACCGACCTCGGCGGCTATGTCACCGACGAAAAGGGCAGTCCGGTCAAGGCGGCGGACGGCTCGCTCGTGACCAAAAAGGACCGGCTGCGCGCCGAGTGGGAGCGCGTCCACATGGGGCCGAGCAAGGCGCACCGGACGGCGATCCTCGACCTCGGTCTCAAGTACACGAGCATCGCGGGGACGAACCGCGACGCGCAGTTTGTGGAAAACAAGCAGCTGTCGATCACGGACATCGCGCGCTACTTCGGCGTCCCCCTCTACAAGCTCAACGAGGGCAAGCAGGCCTACGGCAGCAATGAGCAGAACGCGATCGAGTATGTCGTCGGCACGCTGCACCCCATCGTGACCCAGTACGAGGAGGAACAGAGCTACAAGCTGCTGACCGACAGCGAGCTGGCCGCGGGGCTGGAGCTGCGCATCAACATGATGGCGGAGCTCAAGGGCGACACGGCGAGCCGCGCGAACTGGTACCGCACGATGAGCGAGCTGAGCGTATTCAGTCCCGACGACATCGCGGCGCTGGAGGATCTGCCGAACGTGCCGGGCGGCAACCGCAGGCGCGCGAGCCTGAACTATGTGCCGCTTGACCTGTGGCCGGAGCTGAGCGCGCAGAGAAACGGCGGCGCGGCCGCCGGAGAGGAGTAAACCGCATGGATATGATCTTTAAGGCGGCACGAATCGAAAAGGCCGTTGTGGGCGAGCGGGAGCTTGCCCTCATCAACGCACAGGCGCTGCGTGAGCTGAGCGCGGACGAGGTGTTCGCTTTCCGTCTGGCCGCCTGTGACAACCAGATTGACCGCGACGGCGAGCGCTTTACCGAGGCGACGCTCGAGCAGCTCGGCAAGCTCTATGTCGGCAAGCCCGTGCTGCGCGACCACAAGTGGAGCGCGGAGACGCAGACCGCGCGCGTGTACGACGCGCAGGTGGCGGACGAGGGCGAGGTCAAGCGTCTGGTGCTCAGCTGCTACATGGTCCGCACGGCAGGCGCCGCGGACACCGTCGCCGCCATCGAGGGCGGCATCCTGCGCGAGTGCAGCGTGGGCTGCGCGGTGGAGCACGTCAACTGCTCGATCTGCGGCGCGGATCAGCGCAAGACGCTGTGCGAGCATTGGCCGGGCCGAGAGTACGACGGGCAGCTCTGCCACTTTGATCTTGACGGTGCGGCGGACGCCTACGAGGTAAGCCTCGTGGCCGTGCCCGCGCAGCCGGAGGCCGGCGTTGTGAAGGCAAAGCGCTACGGCGGCGCCGAAATGAAGGAGACCCACGCGCCGGAGGGCGCGGATAACGACGAGCACTGGGCGGACGAGGCCGCACTGGAGCTTGAAAAAATGAGATTTTAAGGAGGCAAAAAATGCGCAGAAAGTACAACGACCTGCTGGCGAAGCGCGCCGGCATGCTCACGGAGGCCGAGGGCCTGCTCAAGGAGGGCAAGCGCGAGGACTATCGGAGCAAGATGACCGAGATCGAGAACCTCAACAGCGAGATCACCGAGGTCAAGACCCTCATCGACGAGCAGGACCGCCAGTTCATGCAGAAGCAGGATACTCCGGGCGAGGCCAGGGACAAGGCTCTCGAGCGCGCGGAGACCCTGCGCAAGGGCGGCGAGGTCAAGTTCAGCGCGGCGGAGGTCCGCAAGGCCATCACGCTCGCGACCACCTCGCTTGCCGAGCCCACCGGCGTGGGCCGCGACATCCGCGGCGGCGACGCGCCCCTCAGCGCGATCATCGACCAGGTCAGCGTGGTCAACCTCTCCGGCCTGGGCGAGTATCAGGAGCCCTATGTCATCACCGAGCTGGACGCGAAGGTCGGCACGGTGGCGTCTACCGCCGGCAAGGCCCGCACGGCAAGCACCGACCCCACCTTCGGTGTGGCGCAGATCAAGCCCTACGACATGAGCGTGACGAGCTTTGTCGACCGCAATATCGGCAACCTGACCCCCGCGGACTATTACGCGAAGATCTACGGCATGGCGCTGCGCGCCATGCGCCGCAAGTGCTCCGAGCTGATCGTCAACGGCGACGGTGAGAGCAGCCATGTGTTCTACGGCATGAAGATCGCCAAGAACAAGGCGGGCGCGAACATCTTCGCCAGCGTTGACGTGAGCGCGGTGGACGTCAACCTGCTCGACACCCTCTATTTTGCCTACGGCGCGGACACCGAGGTCGCCGGCAGCGCCCGCCTGCTGCTCACCAAGGAAGACCTCAAGGCCATCGGCCAGCTGCGCGGCACGAACGAAAAGCGCCGCCTGTTCACCATCGAGCCGGACATGGCCAACCCCAACGTCGGCGTGATCCGCGACGGCGGCGTGGTGATCCCCTACACCATCTGCCCGGACCTCACCAGCCTTTCCGGCTCGACCGCGAGCACCAGCGCCGCGATCCAGACCATGATCTACGGCAACCCGCTCAACTATGAGCTGGGCCTGTTCTCCGACTTCACCGTGCGCGTGGACGAGAGCTACAAGGCGCAGGAGCGCCTGCTGACCATCCTCGGCGACGTGATGGTGGGCGGCAACCTCGTAGTCGACAAGGGCGTCGTCGTGGCGACGCTGCCCAAGAGCGGGGGCTAAGCGATGCTGCGCGAGAGGCTGAGCGAGATCGCCGCCTACTGCCGCGTGGAGGCGGACGACGCGGAGCTTCCCGGCTTTGTGGACGCGGCAGCGGCCTACCTCGCCGGCGCGGGCGTGCGCGAGCCGCAGGAAGGCTCGCCGCGCTATACACTGTATCTGCAATGCGTCAAGTACCTCGCGCTCGACCTCTACGACCGACGTGACACGGCGGTCGATGGGGCGCTCGGAGACAATCCCGCCTTTCGGCGGATGCTCAACCAGCTCAAGCTCACCGAGCCTGTGCCCGATTCGGGCACGGGCGAGGGAGCGGAGGGAGGCGCGTGATGCACGTCGACGCAGGAAAGCTCTCGAAGCGCATCCAGTTTTTGCGCAAGACGACGAAAAAGGACGCCGACGGCTACGACGTACCCGGCGAGCCGGAGCTTGTGCGCGAGACCTGGGCGCAGTTTTCGCAGACGAGCGGCACGGAACTGATCCGGGCAAACGCCGAGTTTGGCGAAGCGAAGGTGCGCTTTCTCACGCGCGCGAACCCGGAGCTGCTTGACCGGCGGCTCCTGATCCGCTACGACGGGCGCGACTACAACATCCTCTACGTCAACACCTACGGCGACGAGGGAAAGTACATGGAGTTCTGGTGCGAGCGCATCACGCAGGAGGGCAAGGTATGACGCTGAATGAGAGGATCATCGCGGTTGTGACGCCGATCGTGCCGGTGTGCGTGCCGGATCTGCTGGTCACAGAGGCGGGCGAGACGCCGCCGGAGGAATACTGCACGTTTGACTACACGCAGACCGCCGGTCTTGCCGGCGACGACGGGACCGACGTCGGGCTCGCGCGGGTGCAGCTGCATTACCTTGCGCCGCTCAAGGCGTCGACCGTCGCCAAGCGGCGGGCGCTGACCGCGGCCATCGAGGAAACGGACGAGTTCTCCCTCCCGACTATTTCGTCGGCGACGGACGAGCTCGGGCAGCACTATGTGTTTGAATTTGACGCGCTGACCGAGGCCGAGGACAATGGCGCAGTTTAAGGCGGATGGCATCGACGGTCTCGCGCTGACGGTGCAGGAGATCGCGGAGATCCCCGAGGACATCAAGCGGCAGATGCTGACCGCGGGCGGCGAGGTGGCAGCCGAGGCGCAGCGGCGGAAGATCCGTGCGCTGGGGCTGGTGGATACCGGCAAGCTCGCCGGCAGCATCACGGTCAAGCAGAAGATTTACGTCGACAGCCGCAAAAATAACGCGCCGGCAGTGCTTGTGCTGCCGAGCGGCTCACGCGGCAAGCCGGTCGTCCGCAAGCCGCGCAAAAAAGGCGCACGCCGCCGCTCGACCAACAATGACGTCGGTTTCATTCAGGAGTTCGGCGCGCCGCGGCGCAATATCCCCGGCAAGCAGTGGATGGCGCAGGCGAACGCCGAGTGCGCCGACGCCGTGACCGCGGCGGAGTTCAGCGTCTATGACGACTGGCTCAAATCAAAAGACCTGTAAGGAGGGCACACAATGGCAAAATATGGCGCATCCTATCTCTATTTCGCGCCGTTCGCGGAGACCGACCCCGACACGAACGCGGCGAAGCTGCCGAAATACGGCACGAAGGTCCACCTTGGCTCGCTCATTACCGTGGCGGACACGGTGAACGTGCAGTCGGCGGAGATCAGCGGCGACAACGCGGTCGAGGACCGCGTGGACGAGGTCGCGGATTACGACGTTTCCACCTCCGTGACGGAGCTGGAAAACGCGGTTGCAGCCGCGGTGTTCGGCTCCAATCTGAGCTCGGACGGCGATCTGAGCTACAGCTTCGACGACGAGTCCCCGCAGGGCGGCCTCGGATTGATCTCGAAGCGAAAGTACAAGGGCAAGGTGTTCTACAAGGGCATTTTCTATCCCAAGGTGCAGGCCGTGCGGCAGGGCGTGACCTACAACACCAAGGGCACATCGATCCAGCTGACGGGCGACGACCTGAGCTTCCACGGCACGGTGCCTGCCTGCCGCAAGAGCAAGATCGAGTCCAAGGCCCTTGACACCGAGGCCGCGGCGCAGGCCTGGATCGACAGCAAATTCACAGAAAGCGCGAGCTGAGACAAACGGGCGGGGACCTTTCTCCGCCCGTTTCCGGCATAGGAGACAAATATGCGAAAGACCGAATGGAAACTCAAGGGGCACACCTTCACGCTGTGCCTGAACGCCGCGGCGCTCACGGACATCTATGACCGCTTCGGCACGGAAACGGATATCCCCGACCTCTACCGCGGCAGCGACAAGGCGAGCTTCGATGCGCTGTGCTGGCTTTTGTGGAAGCTGAGCGAGCAGGGCGAGCTCGTGCGGCGCTGGGAAGGGCTTGATCGGCGGCCCATCGTGCCGGAGAGCTATTTCCGCGCGAATATGGCCCCGTTCGACGCGCTGGACGCGAGGCGCGCGCTCAGCGCGGTCTATGAGCAGGCCTTCCGGCGCGACCGCGACGAGGACGACGAGGAAGAGGAAGTTGACCTCATTTTGCAGGAGCTTCAAAAAAAAACGAGAATTTAGCGCTGCTGCTGCGCCAGGTGGGCACGCAGCGATTGCATCTGAGCCTGCGCGAGACGATGATCCTGACGCCGGGAGAGCTCGTTGATCTCCTCGCGCTGGAGGCGCGCAGAGTCCCCCGGGAAAGGAGCTGGGAGTAAATGGCAACGCGGACCATCGCCACGCGGCTGACGCTGGAGGGCGAGAAGGAATACAAAAAGGAGCTCGGCGAGGTCAACCAGGAGATCGGGCTGCTGAGCGACAAGATGAAGCGCGCCGACGCGGAATTCCGCGGGCAGGCGAACAGCATCGAGGCTCTGACCACAAAGAACGATCTGCTGCGCGAGGCGCAGCAGAAGCAGATCGACAAGATCGCCAAGCTGCAGACCGCCATTGAGGACTGCGGCGAAGCCTATGGCGAAAACGACGAGGCCGTTATGCGCTTCAAGCGGCAGCTGGAAAAGGCGGAAACCGACCTCATTGACCTCAACGACGAGCTGAGCTCCAACGAGCGCTACCTCGACGAGGCCCGCACGAGCGCCGACAAGTGCGCCAAGAGCATCGACGAGTACGGCAAGCAGGTCAAGGACGCGGCAAAGGCCACCGACGACTTTAACGGCGCAGGCGGCGGCAAGGGCGGCATCGGCGATCTGATCGGGCAGCTCGGTAGCCTCAAGAAAATGCTCGTCGGCGGCGCGGTCGTTGCGGGACTCAAGGCGACGAGCGACGCCATTATCGGCATCGTGGACGAGACCGAGGAGTACCGCAAGATCATGGGCACGCTGGAGGCCAGCTCGCAGGCGGCGGGCTACACAGCCGAGCAGACGGCGGAGTCCTACGAGTATCTCTACGGCGTGCTCGGCGACACGCAGACCGCGGCGACGACGGTCGCAAACCTGCAGGCCATCGGTCTCGCGCAGGGCGACCTGCGCGGCATGATCGATTCGGTCATCGGCGCGTGGGCGACCTACGGCGACTCCATCCCCATCGACGGCCTCGCCGAGGCGGTCAACGAGACGATCCAGGCGGGGAAAGTCACGGGCACCTTTGCCGACGTGCTCAACTGGGCGGGCGTGAGCGAAGACGAGTTCAACGCGAAGCTCGCCGCGGCGAACGATTCCACCGAGCGCGCGCAGATCGTGCTCAACCAGCTCGCCAATCAAGGCTTGCCGGAAACCGCCAAGGCATGGCGCGACGCCAACGAGGACATCGTGGCCTACAACGAGTCCCAAATGAAGCTCGACGAGGCGATGGGGCAGCTCGGCGAAACGCTCGCGCCGGTCGCAGCGGGCTTGAAGGACGTCTTTGCCGAGGGCGTCTACGCGGCGGCGGACGCGGTCGCGTGGCTGATCGAAAAGATACAGGGAGCTATCCAATGGCTCAAGGACCTCAACGACCGCATTTCCAACAGCGAGGAGTGGAAGGAGTTCACCACGGGCGAGCACACGCCCTCGAGCGACTACCAGGCGCTGCTCGACAGCTACAAGATCGACGGCAGCCACGCTGCGGGCCTCTACCGCGTGCCTTACGACGGTTACGTCGCTGAGCTGCACCGCGGCGAGCGCGTGCTCACGAGCGGCGAAGCAGACGCCTACAACGCCCTCGAGCGCTACGGCGGCACCGGCCGCACCATGACCGCGCAGGACTTCCGCGCCTCGCTCGCGCAGGCGGTCAATGCGATGGCGGCGATGAATCGCGACATGAAGGTCACCGTCGTGAGCACCATGAATGTCAACGGAAAGGAGTTCTACCGCGAGACGATCGAGGACCTGCGCACCGTGAACCGCTCGACGCCGGAGGTAGGTGAGACTGCATGAAGAAAGTACGGACGACACAGCTTATCCTGGACGGCGTGGCGCTGCCCTACGTCTCCGGCGACCGCTACAGCGCGCATCCGGCGACGCTCAGCCGGCAGGTCGAGATGATCTCCGGCCGCGTCGTGAGCGAAGAGCGCGGCAAGGTCTGGCGCATCACCTACAGCGCCGACTACATCGACGACACGATCTGCCGCGCGGCGCTCGCGGTCCTCCGCGCCGGCACGCCGTTCACGGCAGCCTTCCTGCCCGACAACGGAGACGAGCTCGTCAGCGCGGAGGTGCTCGTTGAGAGTCTGACCGACCCGACCTTCGCATTTACCTCCCACGGCGTGCCACGCTGGCACAACGTGGCGTTCACGCTGCGGGAGGTGAGGCCGCATGATTGAGTCCTCGGCGGCGTATCTCGCCGCCATCACCGGCGACACGCGGCGCGTGCTGCTCAAGGCCGTGATCCACATCATCGATCCGGACATGCAGCTCACCGGCGGCAGCGCGGACAGCCTCGCGCCCTGGGCGAAGACCGCGGAGCTCTACGACTACCGCTTCACAACGGCCCGCTACGCGACGCTGGAGCAGGACCGCTGGCTTCTGGACGGCTCCTTCAACATCTTTCCGGACGACTATCAGGTGAGCGAGCACATGGGCGTCGCGGACGCGCAGCTCTCCGGCGCGGACAACAGCTTTGCGTCCCCAGCCTGGGCGGCGATCACGTTTTCCGACGTCAGCGTGCTGCAGGCATTCTCGGTCTATTTCCCGACCGACGAGCTCGAGGGCGTGGCTGAGGACTTCACGGTGGAGGTCCTGAGCGCTGGGCAGAACTTTTTTACCAAGACCGTCACCGGCAACACGGCGAGCGCGGTCGCCTTTGAGGGATTTACCGTGCAGACGCCCGACACCATCCGCGTGACCGTGACCAAATGGAGCCTTCCCTCGCGCCGGATGCGCGTGGTGGAGATCCTGCCGGGCGTGTACGAGGAGTGGACGGAGGACATCGTCGCGGCGTTTGACTGCAAGCAACAGGGCGACGTGAGCTGCCTGTCGCTGCCCTACGGCACCTGCACGCTCAAGATGGACAACCTCTCGCGGCGCTTCGAGCCGCGGAGCAAGTCTGGTCTGTTTCAGAGCATCGAGGAGCGGCAGGGCGTGGAGGCCTACATCGGCGTGCGGCTTGTGGACGGCAGCGTGGAGTATAAGCGCGTGGGCGTCTTCTACCAATACTCCGACGGCTGGAAGACCGGCGACAACGGCCTGACGATGCAGTGGGACCTTGTGGATATCATCGGGCTGCTGGCGGATCGCGCGTACCTTGCGCCGACGGTGCTGCCCATCACGCTCTCCGGCTGGATCGCTTCGCTCGTTTCTCAGCTCGGCACCAACTTTGCGGACCGCTACACGGTGGACGCGGACTATGCCGACCTTGCGGTCACGGCCTCGAGCCGCGCCGCGGTGAGCGGGAAGAAGTGCGGCGACATCCTGCGATGGGCCTGCATGGCGACCGGCACATGGCCGCGCGCGGACGCAGAGACCGGAAAACTCGCGGTGGAACCGCTCTGGAACCAGGGCAGCAAGATCACGCTGGAAAACCTCGTCAATTACCCGACGATGAAAGCCAACCAGTCCCTCGCGTCGCTCATTTTCCACCTCTCGGACGGGACGGAGTACGTCGTCTCGGGCAACTCCACGAGCAGCGAGAAGACCGTGACCATCGAGAACCCTTTTCTGCACACGCAGGCGCAGGCGCTCACGGCGGCGCGGCTGATCCTCTCGTGCTACGGCGGCAACCAGCTGGAGCTGACCGGACGCGGCGACCCCGCAAGTGAGATCGGCGACGTGGACACCGTGTGGCTCGACGAGAGCAGCGCGACCACGGCGCGGCGCATCTACCAGACGTTTCAATTCGCGGACGGCGTGCTGCAGGGCTGCCAGAGTAAGCTCTTGCAGGCGGACGGCTCGTATCTCTACACCGAGCGCGCGGTCTTTACCGAGAGCGGGTCGTGGACGGCCCCGGCGGGCAAAACGCGGCTGCGTGTGATCCTAGTCGGGCACGGCGGGAACGGCACGGATGGCGAAGACGGCAATTTTGACCGCGCGGGCAAGAACGGCGTGGACGGCCTCGGCGGCCTTGTGTGGGCGGACACCATTCAGATCAACGAGCAGCAGACCTTTGCCATCACCATCGGAGAGGATGCCGTATTCGGCCCTTATTCTTCCGCCAACGGAAAGCGCTATCCGAACGGCTACTCGGATATCCGCAGCGGCGACAGCTTTGCCCGCGCAGGCGTTGCCGTGCCCAAATCGGGCACAGGCGACGGCGGTAAGGGCGGCAGAGGCGGCAACAAGGGAGAAAAGCACAGGGAGACCAATTACGACCTTGACGGGAATCCCATTGGCAGCTACACAGTTATTGACGTATATCCGGGACCCGGCGCGCCGGGTGCGGCAGGCGCAAGCGGCTGCGTGGTGGTGTATTGGGACAAGGAGGAGACGGCATGAGCGAGACTTATCCGATCTTGATCCCAAAGATCCTTGCCGCGGCGTTTGCTCCAAATCCCGCCGACATCAACACCAAAACCCGGCTTACCGTCACCGTGACGGAGGAGACCGTCTACCTCGAACCGACAAAATACTACAGCGGCGAGATATTCGCCGGGGAGGTCTAAACTATGGCGATCCAAACGGTCCAAGCGATCATCAACGGCCAGAGCTATACCCTCGCGCTCAACAGCGCGACGGGCAAGTACGAGGCCACCATCACCGCGCCGGGCAAAACATCCTACAACCAGTCCGGCGGCTACTACAACGTGCAAATCAAGGCGACCAACGACGCGGGCACCGTCGGCACAGCGGACGCCTCGACGCTTGACGGATTAAAGCTCTACGTCAAGGAAAAGGTCGCGCCGGTCATCACGATCCTCTCGCCGTCCTCCGGGGCGTATGTCAGCAACAGCAAGCAGCCGGTCGTGTTCACGGTCACGGACGAGACGGACGGCTCCGGCGTCGATCTCTCGACGCTCGTGGTCAAACAGGACGGCGCAGCCGTCGCATCCTCGGCCCTCACGAGCACAGCCATCGCCAACGGCTACCAGGTGACCTACACGCCCGCCTCAGCGCTCGACGACGGCAGCCACACCGTCACCATCGACTGCAAGGACCACGACGGAAACGCCGCGGCGCAGAAGTCCACCACCTACACGGTCGACACCGTGCCCCCGACGCTCAACGTCACCGCGCCCACGGATAATCTTATCACCAACACAGCGGCTCTCACGGTGGCCGGTATCACCAACGACGCGACCTCCTCGCCCGTGGAGATCAAGATCACGCTCAACGGCGCGGATCAGGGCGGCGTCACGGTCGGCGCGGGCGGCGCGTTCAGCAAGGCCGTCACGCTGGCGGAGGGCGCGAATACCATCGTCATTACGGCGACCGACGCGGCGGGCAAGGTCTCCACGGTCACGCGCAATGTGACGCTTGACACCTCGGTGCCGGTCATCAAGTCGGCGACCATCACGCCGAACCCGGTCGACGCGGGCGCGACGATGGTCATCGCGGTGGAGATCGAATGAGCGCGCAGGTCCTGAGCGTCTCGCTGCCGAGCGAGATCATCTATGTGAGCGGCACGGTCAACGGCACGGCCTACACATGGACGCTTATCAAGGGCGCGTGGACGGCTACGGTCGAGCGGGCGGCGGACGACACCTACGCCGTCGCCCTCACCGCCGTCACCGCGGCGGGCGTCAGCACCAACTACACGCTCACGCTCTACTACGGCCTTTTGAGCCTCATCACCGACCGCACGCGCGCGGACGTGGAGAATGAGACCGACAAGGGCTTTTACAACGCCACTGACCTCAATCGCGTGGGCGCGGCGGTGGAATACATCGCGGGCCGCTTCACGGCGCTCGGCTATGCCTGCCCCGTGACGGTCAAAAAGGACTGGCTGACGAGCGATGCGCCGACGCAGCGGCAGATGGAAACCTATCGGCAGAACATCGTCACGCTGCGCGCTCTGATCGCGGTCATGCAGTCCACGCCGAATGCTCCGGCGAGCATGGCGGGGCTGAACTACGTCAAGGCCAACGATATTGAGCAGATCCTGCTCGACCTCGACGCGCTCATCGACAAACTCACAAAATCATGGTGCTTCTCCGGCGAGCTGTACGCCGGCGAGGTATGAAAGGAGACAATATGCAGGACAGAGTATCTTTGTACCCCGGGCGCGTGAAGTTAGAGCCGGTCGCGGGACAGGCCAACACTTACGACCTCACGCGCGCCGACCAGCCCACGCAGGAGGGCACACCGTTGAACAAGGCGAGCCTGCTCAAGGATTCCACGGCGGCATTGCTCGGACTGCCGAAAACCGCCGTGCCAGATGATGCTTTTGTTTCACTCGTTTTAGGGCAAGGTATTTACGGTTACCGCGTCAAGGTGCAGCTCGCCGACGGTACGCCTGTCGAGGGCGCGGTCGTGAGCGGCATCCAGCCGCTGACCGGCTCGACACTGGTGACCGGCGCAGACGGAACCGTGCTCGGCAAAAGCGCCAGCGCAAGCGTGACCATCGGCTGCACCTCCCCCTACATCGACCAGAAAGCGCCCGCTGCGCAGACGGTTACAAAAACCGGAACGATTACCGATGTAACGCTGACGCTTGAGAATGACACGTCTCTCATGTTGTCCCGATTAAGCAAAATCTATAAACTGTCGCCAGCAGCAAAAGCAGTAGACCTCTGTGCTACTGGTGGTGGAGGAGGAGGAAGTATCAGCAGCGGTGGTGGAGGTGGATATACCGAAAACTTAATGAATGTAAATCTTTTTTCACATTCTCTGTTAAAATTTGAAATCGGCTCCGGAGGTCAATATGATTCAACTACTCAAAATGGCAAAGACGGAGGAGCAACTGCTGTATATTTAGACAACGAAATTATACTTCAGGCCCTCGGTGGAAAAGGTGGGATTGGCGGCGGAAACGGTGGAGCTGGAAACGGGAATGGTGGGGGCGACTCCAATCACAACCCTGTCGGCGGGAATGCCACAGTGCCTATATTTAATGACACAACGATTGGTATTAAAACTGGCGGCGGCGGCGGAGGCGGCGGCGGTCGAAAAGACGCCGACGGAGAGGTCGGCATAGGTTATCCGGGGTTGCCTAACGGCGGCAAAGGTGCATATCTTTTAGTCACTATAAGCAAGAATACACATATTCCTGCTGAGCCTGGGTCAGATGGTGGCGGTGGTGGTGGCGGATATGACAAAAACTGGGGTGGCGTCGCCGCTGGCGGGAATGGAATAGTTTATTTCCGTTTCCACTTTGCAACATAAAAGGGGGTTTAAATCATGAACTATTGTATTGTAAACGATGAAAACATCATCGAAAACATCATCGTCTGCGAGAGCGACGAGGTCGCCGCGCAGTTCGGCGCTCTGCCCTCCTACGACGGCGCGACCATCGGCGAGGCGTACAATCCGCCGCCTCCGCCGCCGACCACCGAGGAGCGCGTTGCCGCGCTGGAGGCGGCAAGCGACCGTCTCGACGCGCAGGCAACCTACACGGCCATGATGACCGACACGCTGATGGAGGGCTGAAATGAAAGAGAAAATCGCAAGATGGTACGCGCAAGGGCTGTGGACCGCCGGCATGGTGCGCAACGCCGTGGAAAAGGGCATCCTCAGCGCGCAGGACTATGAAGAGATCACCGGCGAGAAATACGCTGATGATAAATAAATTTTGAACAAAGAAAAGGAGAACAAAACTATGGCTACTTACAAGAGAATCGCATCCGACGGCAGACCCATCGAAGTCACCGATACCCCCGCGGGCCTGAGCGAAAACTCGGGTGTCAAAAACAGCATTGTGCAGCCCGTCATGGCGCGCGACCTTTCCCGCGCCGGCACGGAGATCTATGTCGCCCCCTACTACAAGCTCACCTACGATGAGGACGGCTACTGCGTCAAGCAGGAGAAGTGCCACATCCCGGACGATATTGCAGCGAAGCTCGCGGAGCTGAACAAGTAAAAAAGCCGCCCCGTAGGGCGGCAAATTGACAAAGCGCGGCAGACTGTGCTATAATTCGCCTGCCAGTAAGAACGGCAAGGTTGTCCACTTCCTGCAAAGGAGGTGCGCGATGGTTACATACGCTGATATGTTCACATATTCGCTTGTGCTCATCGGTCTTGCGTCTCTGATCTTCACGGTCACAAGACATAAGAAATAACCGCCCACCATAGCGGTAAGCGGCGTTTCCTTCGAGCTATAAACTCACTGAGGGACGACCGCCACCAGCAATGGCAGCCGTTCTTACTGGCCTAAATATAGCACACCTAAAGCCGCTTTGTCAAGCACGACAAGGCGGCTTTTTTCGCGCCGCCGGAAAGAGAGACAACGCCTATGGAAAGTTTATCGAAATTGGCGGCGCTGTGCTCGGAGATCACGGTGATCCTCGCGGCGGTCGCCATGCTTGTCAAGCCGCTGCGCAGCAAGCTGCTCGGGCTGGACAAACTGACCGACGCGCTCAAATGCCAGCTCCGGCACGATATGCTGCACACCTACTACCGCCACAGGGAGGGCCGCACCATTCGGCAGTACGAGCTGGAGGATTTTCTCTATCTCTATCGGGGGTACAAGGCCCTCGGTGGAAACAGCTTTATCGACCGTATCAAAAGCGAGATCGACGAGTGGGAGGTGATCTCGTGAGAGACGTCAAGGGTTCGACCTCAGAGGAAATCCGCATGATAAAGGCCATCCAGCGCTCCGTCGGGGCGCTGGACAACGGCTGGATCGGAAACCAGACTTTGAGCGACATCGCCGCAAAGCTCGGCGCGGACTGCTTCCCGCTCAACGTCGAGCTGTATGGACAGCCCTGCATCCTCGCGCGGGACATCGAGCCCGTCAATATGAGCGGTCCGCTGCCGAAAAACGCGATCTCGGGGAGCTTTTCTTGGCAGGGCGCGCCGTGCAGCATCCTGGTGCGCGGCGGCAAGGTCGTGCGCGACTGGAGCTGTCACTATCCCCGCCCTGAGAGCGTGCTCTACAAGACCACGGACGGCGCGGTGCGCATTGCCCGCGTGTCCTCGGCGGCGGCGCTGGGCGGCGTCGTGTGGGCGGTCGGTGGTATGGGATTGCTCGGCAATTATAACCCTGCCGCAGAAGGCTTCACAGGGGCGTACAGCGACGTGCTGCGCAAGACCAACCACACCGTCCTTGGCTACAAGGGCGGGCTGCTCTACGGCTTTTACTGCCGCAGCATGACCGCGCAGCAGGTCAACGCCTTTTGTCGGGACAAGCTCAAGCTGGAATACGCCGTTATGCTCGACGGCGGGCACGTCGCCGCCATCAACGGCGCGTGTAATAAAATCAACACACAGACGCGGCAGTTCTATGCCGTGCGGTTTCTGTAAAGGAGGCAAAAATGCAAAATCGAATTGCCAATCTTCTCACGGTCAAGAGCATCGTGACCATCGTGCTCACGGCGGTTTTCTCGGTGCTTGCCCTGCGCGGCAGCATCAGCGGGACGGAGTTTCTGACGATCTTCACGACCATCATCGCCTTCTACTTCGGCACGCAGACCGAGAAGAAAAAAAATGAAGAGGTTTCTTGAGACCTTAACCGCGTGGGAGGGCGCGGTGCGCGGCGACGCGGTACATAAGCGCATTGTGGACGCCTACAACAGCTACCTCCCGCATCCGCGCGGCTACAAGCTCACCTATTCGGACGACTACTGCGCAGCGATGGTGTCCGCGGCGGCGATCCTCTGCGGTCTGACGGAGTTCATTCCCATTGAGTGCTCCTGCGGCGAGCAAATGCGCTGGTATCAATCGCGCGGCCAATGGATTGAGGACGACGCGCACATCCCCCAAATTGGCGAGCAGGTGTTTTACTGCTGGAACGACCGCAAGGACTACGCCCTCACGGACTGCACGGGCGCGCCCAACCACACGGGCATCGTGACCGCCTGTGACGATCAGAAAATCACGGTGTTCGAGGGCAACAAGGGCAAGGATCACAAGTGCGCGTACCGCATCCTCCCCGTCAACGGGCGGTATATCCGGGGCTTCGGCATACCGAAATACCCCGTGGACAAGACCGTGCTCACGCGCGGCGACAAGGGCGCGGCGGTCGGGAAGCTGCAAGAGCTTCTCAATGCCTGCGGCTATGCGCTGGACGTGGACGGTTCATTCGGCCCCGCGACGCAAAGGGCGTGGGGAGAATATGTTTACGCATACCTCGAAAAAATTCTAAAATAACGAAAGGAAAACGGGCGGGAGGCGTGCCTCCCCTCGCGTGAGCGCTCTGCAAGCCCCGGCGCACAGCATGGACAAGCAGCACCGAGCGATCCGGGCAAAATTATCCTCTATGGCCCCGCGGCGGGCCGTGGCATACATTCGGTCTTTTGAGCTTCCGCCCGACGAAATGGCGTGCCTCGTCGAGTGCGACGTGCGGGGCCGCTCCTGCGTACAGGTGGCATTTGAAATGAACCTGTCGCCGGATACGGTCAAAAAGTATCGCCGAAAGGCGTACCGCAAAATCGCATCGGAAGTCTTTGAATAGGAAAAGAGCTTCACCAAACGGTGAGGCTCTTTTCCTTTATGGGGGGGTATGAATGACGCATGGAGTACGTCGTGACAAAAATAGCATATTCCGTCAGAATTTGCAAGCGCATATCGTTCGACGAATTTCGCCGTACACTTTTCATCCCCTTTTCCGGCACTTTGGGAAAGGGGTTTTCTTGTACCATAGAGGAAGAAAAGGAGGTGCGCTGTATGTACGAACGGCTTTTGGCATTGGGCTTCACCGAGCAGATGGCGAGGGATGTTTTGGTGCTGTTCCCCGAGCCGGACGAGCTGCGCACCTATGTTTATTTTGCGGAGCTGCTGCATGTATAGCTATTATAATCCGTCGCCTTATGGAAAGAACGTGGGAGACTGCACCGTTCGGGCGATCTCCAAAGCGACCGGAAAAGACTGGGGCGAAACGTATCTCGCGCTCGCTATACAAGGCTACTTAGACGGTGATATGCCGTCGGCCAACGCGACTTGGGGCGCGTATCTGCACTCCCTCGGCTATCGGCGCTACATCGTGCCGGACACCTGCCCTCTGTGTTACACCGTCGGGCAGTTTGCGGACGAGCATCCGGCAGGCACATACATTTTAGCCCTGTCCGGCCATGTGGTGTGCGTGCAGGACGGGACGATCTTTGATTCATGGGACAGCAGCAATGAGACTGTGCTCTATTTTTGGGTAAAGGAGACTGAATGACATGGCTTTTAATCCGTACTATCAAAACCCTTATTATCCACAGCCGATGCCGGACAACCTCATGCAGATGCGGCAGCAGCAGATGATGCAGCCCGCTCCGCCTCCCGTGCCGCAAAATCCTGTCGCGACCGGCGGCGTGCAATGGGTGAGCAGCGAGCAGGAAGCGAGAGGCTACCTGATCGCGCCCAACTCTGCCGTAGCGTTGTGGGATTCCACCGCCCCCACCGTGTACCTCAAGCAGTCCGACGCAAGCGGCAAGCCAACGCTCAAGATTTATGACCTCGTAGAACGCGCAGAAACGCCCCGTACAGCACCGCAGGAAAAGAGCGTGGAATTTGTCACCCGCAAGGAGTTTGACGCTCTGGCGGCGCTTGTTGGCGAATTAAAGGGCAAGAAGAAGCGCAAGGTCGAGGAGGACGAGGACG